GCTACTACTGGTGGTACTACAGGTGCTGCTGCTGGTGATGCTGGATCAGTTTGCGGAATACCTCCTTCTGGTACAGGAATACCAATAGTTGTATCATTTCCTGCAATGGCTTCTGGAGGTGCTACTGTAGGAGGAGTTATTACAGGAGTATTTAAATTAGGTGGTATAACAGGAGGTACTGATGGAGGATTTACTACAGGAATTGAATCTACAGAGGGTAATTGATTGTTTTGTTGGTAAGCATCTATTTGAGCTTGTACTTCTGGAGTCATTTCAAAACCAAAAGGGCTTCCTTGATAATTAAAATTAAAAGGATCCCCTTGATAATTAAAATCAAGACCTTGCGGGGGTAAACCTACATTAGCATTTGTTATTGGAGGAGCTATTTGATTTTGTTGGTAAGCAGCAATCTGAGCTTGTATTTCTGGTGTCATTTCAAATTCACCGTAAGGATTTAAACTGCCCAATCCAAGATTTCTAAAATCGCCTGGTATTGCCATTAGACCGCCTCAAATATATTCATTAATTCACGTAAATTTTCTACGCCTTTATCTCTAGACACTTTTCCGTCTGATATTAACTCAATACCAGATTTTGTTTTATTTACATTAAAAGCACCTGCTCCTTTAGTAGCTGCTGCTGTCATTACAAATTCACCATCACTTAACATTGCTGGTACGTCATCTGAAGTTCCCGTACCAAAACCTTCTGATTCACCACCATCACGCATATCTAGTTCGACTGCTGCCAAACCTCCTTGATTAAAATACTGTCTATTAATTGGACCGCCCATGTAAACTGGAACTCTTGGTTGTTCTTCTGGTACTACAGTTTGCGCCATTGCATCAAAGTTTAAAACTTTAGGCGCTGGTCCTAGACCAAATTGCCCTCTCGTACCTCCTGTACCTAATTCTTTTGAAAGGTTGTATCTGCCTAATTGATCCATTGTTACTAAAGGAGTTTCCGCCATACCGCTTTCTCTTCTTTTAAAATCATCGTAAACTGCTTTACCCAAAAGACCCATACCAGCAAGACCTGCTATTCCACCAGGAAAATTTCCAAATAGTCCTGAACCTGTTCCTGTTCCTGTTCCTGTTCCTGTTCCTGTTCCTGTTCCATAAAAATCTCGAAGACCGCTTGGGCCGCCTAGTCCTATTGCATCACCAGCACTTTTTATTAATGATGGTGTTCCCCCTCCTGGAGCATTAAATAAATTACTAACACCTTGACCTACATTAGATAATATTCCACTACCAGGTATGTTTAACGTTTGCCCAACTGTAATAAAATTACCTTTAGATGCTGCTAAAGCTGGATTAGCTTTTATCATTGCTGGCACAGTTGTTCCATGTGCTGTGGCAATTTGACCTACAGTCTGATTTGGTTTAACTACTACTTGCTTGCCTTGAAAGATTCCTCCAAAGCCTTGCCTTAAATTACTAGAAGCTGTACTTCCTAGATTTCTTATATATCCAAATGGATCAAATTTACCACCTACTTGTCCTATATTTCCTAAAGCTGTACCCCAAGCAGATGGATTCATAATTCCTGTTCCAGCTTTAATATTTGCTAAAGCACCACCCTTACCAAATACGCTTTGTGTTCCACCAGCGCCTAAAGCCAATATGTCCCCAATTGAAGCGTTGCCTTTTGCTATATTATTTAAAGCGTTTCCTTTGTTATAAACTGCGGCAAACGGTTGCCAGGGACCAGGTACAATAGAAGCTACAGGAGATACTACTTTAACAACTTTTTTAACGCCTTTCCAAAGTTTAGATAAAAAACCAAATTCAGGAAGACCCGTTAATGGGTTTAAATCCATATCATTATGACCAACTAAAAATTGATTTGGGTCAATCCCATATTTAGAAATGGATTTTTCTATTGCTACTTTTAAAAGAGGATTATCACGTAAAGCTTGAGCAGGTACGATCATTTCATCTGGAGCTACGTGAGCTAAATAAACATCTTCGTTCCTTCCTAACGCTGCGATTCCTTGCATTTGTTGTTTTTGTTCATTGTTTAACATATTAATTTTTATATACTATTTTTTTAATTGTACCATTTTTCTATATCCCATCCTTCGATAGGACTTGTTAAACTGACAGTTACATTTCCATTTGTTTTTACAGAAACGGAACCAACAGATGCTTGCAGTTCATATCCTTGTGGATTCACTGGAGTATGAAGCTGTATCCATTGAGTGCCAGTATAAACTTGCAATACGCCAATAGATGTATTCCATATTACATCACCTTGACTAAAAGCCAAAGTGCTGATGTCTTGATCGTTAAATTGAGGAGTAGAATTAGGATCAAAAGATCCTAAATTAAGTTCTAATATTCTTACTAAACGATTAAAAGTATCTCCATTTGCGTATTCATTAGATTCAATGGGTAATCTAGTTTGTAATAATTTACTCATCTTCTGCCATCAGTTTTTACATCTAAACGTGTAGCACCTAATCGCCATCCTAATGACACATTACCTATACCTGATTGGTCGTCATTTGATTCAATACGAACTACGGCTTGTCTGCCTCTTGCTCTTATATTGGCTTTTGTAGTAGAAGAACTAATTTCTGATGTTGCTTTAGTGGTTAAAGATTCACCTGGAAAATTTCTTACTTTAGTTACAATATTAACACTACCAGAATTAACGTCTTGTAAAAAACGTATATCAGGAATAACAGAAGAAATAGAAGTGAATTGGGTGCCATCACCTATATCAAAATCGCTAGATTCTACATATACATTAGTCATAGCACTACCGTCATCGTTATAACCTATTTCATGTTGGTATAAATAATTATCTTTAACAGCTTGCGGATAACTTTCTACACCTGAATCTAGCCAAGCCGTTCTTTCTAATTGACCGTAATACCAAACTTTTTCTAAAGTGTTATAAATAACATAACGATCTATTTCTGTGCTGTCTGAAGAACAATAAAACCAACCTACTTCATTATTTTCACTATTAGTAAACCCATGTACTTTCCAAGCTTGTCCATTGTTAAAATCAGAAAAAACATAATTTTGTACGCTACACGGCAATTTGTTTACGGTTGCATTGTAAAGATAAAAATTACCATAACTCATAAAATAAATCCCATCAGAAGCAGTAATTGCAGCTTTAGGGCCTATTAAACCAGTAGACTCATTCACCAAATTTATAGCAAATGTAAAAGGTGGACCTACAAATTGCATAGAATAAACCGAAGTATCAGTAAAAATAATAATTTCTTGTCTAGATTTAACCGCGCCTATAATTACAGAACCGCTTGATAAACGTAAAGAACCTGCTGTGTTAGATATTAAAGGTTCAAAATTTGTAGCATCTTCTTGATCTGAAAATGCAATCAACATTGGATCTATAGTTCCAGTTCTAGAACTGCCTGATATTGGATCAGCACCTAATACAATTAAATGTCTGTCTATTTCAGAAGTAATAACTTGTAAACCAACCGTAGGGACTAAAGTTCCTGATAAAGCGACTGCTCTGGTTGTTAGTGCATTTTCTTCTACCCAACGATATATGCCACCTGCTCTTGGGTTAATAATTAAATCTTCACCAAAATTATCTTGCGACCATAAACGTAATTGATTAGTAATACTTAATGCAGTAAGGCTTCCCCAAGTGCCAGCACTCCAAAGTCCTGCACCCCAACCTGTAGACTCAACATAAACATCTAATCCAACATTTATTTGATAAACTCCATCTACTCCAGAACCACCATTCCCAGTATCAGAGCCATTAGCTGTCGCCGATGCTACAAAAGTATAAGTATTGGCGGATGGAACAGAAGTGATTTGATGTTCTGTATTTAAAACGGCAGCAGTAATATTGCCTCCCAAAGAAACAGCACTACTTATAGTCACAAAATCATTAACAACCGCTCCATGACTAGAATCCGTTGCTGTAATAATAGCAGAACCAGATGTTGCTGAAAAAGTGATACTATTGGTGCTGGTTTTTCTAACAGGCGTAATATCATTATAAGCGGCACCTTCTTTTATATAATATTTCCATGTAGTACCTAATCCTAGATATTTATTACCTTCTAAAGCAACCCAATTGTGTAATGCTCGAGCAGTTCCTAAATAAGTCTCAGTTGTTAATTTTTCCCAGCCACTCATTTTTTCAACATGTCCGTTTCTAAAACGAATTAAATTACAGTCAAACCATCCCCCTTCGTTGTCATAAGCAGTTCCTTCTCGATTTATGCCTGGTTTTAATTGTAATTTAGTATAAGCCATTTATACTTCTCTCCATTTTTTACTTTCAAATAAAAGTGCTTCTGCTTCTCTTCTTTTTATTAAACCGTCTAAAATTTTTCCATCAGCTTTATTCCATCGTTTTATTTGTTCAGGCACATCAGAATATCTTTCTTGATTTAATACAGTTAATAAAGTTGAATTTCTAAAATTAGTAGGTCCTAAATTGTAAATCCAAGCAACAAGAGCATCAAATTGATTTTGATTTAAAGAAACTTTAACCATTTTATCAATGTATTCACAATATTCTATTAACTCTTCATCCAACATGTCATTTGCTTCTTGTTGAGTTATTTCCATATCTTCTGTAACGTTTTTTGTATGCCCATATCCAATTGTTAAAACATTTGCTGGACATCTATACGCTTTTAATTCACATCCTTCAAAGCGTTTAATTAGAGCCAATCCTTCTTTTGATATATTCATATTATTCTCCCCAAGTTCCGTCTTCCGTAACATGACCTGTCTTTGTTCCACCCCAATATTCAACTGCATGTTTTTCTTCAATGAGTGTGGCACAAATATCTTTACCATCTTCCGTATAAGGGATGCCAAGAATCCTTCCATATTTACCTTTGCCTAATGATTTAAGTTTAAACGTACCAGTACACAATTCTTTTAATCTTTCTTTAGCTTGTAAGCCCAATGCTTTTTCTGCTAAATTTCTAGTTCTGGATTCTGGCGTGTCAATACCAGCTAAACGAACTCTTTGTTTATGTAATTTTACATCAAACCCTAGATCTAATATGCAATCAAAGGTA